AGAAGTTCCTAACTGGAGCAACCAACTTTATAATGATATCCGTGGGTATGCTATTTCCATAGGTCTACCTGAAAACGAGGTTAATAGATATGTCGATCCTAAGGTGATCCAACTTATCAATAAGGCTCGTCTTTATGACCAAGGTAAGAAAGTAGCAACGACTAAGAAAAAGAACCCTACTTCAACTAAAATCCTTCGATCCAAAAAGGCTCCTCCTACAGCTACAAGCAGAAAAGCATCTAAACTAAAAGATGCAACAGCAGCTCTAGGTAATCAAGGAGTGGACTTAGATGATATTTCTTCAGTTATCATGTCTCGTTGGGAAGCATAATTTTAATTGGTCAACTTAAATAGAAGAGGAATAGACCCATAGCCCTATATTCGACATACGATCAAGTAGGTAAAGCTGAGGATGTCTCAGATATTATTTCGAACATCTCACCTACAGACACCCCTTTTACAACTATGATCAAAACAGAGAAAGTCTCTGCTAGAACATACGACTATCAGGAAGATACCATTGGAGCAGGTGCTGACAATAAACTTGTCGAGGGAGCTGATTTTACAATCGGAACTCAATCTGCAACCACTCTAAGAACTGGTACAACTCAAATCCTTGGACTTGCCTTTCAGGTATCAGCAACTGCCGATGCCATTAAGACATATGGCCGCGCTAAAGAAACGGCCTACCAGTTAGGAAAAACCTTGAAATTGCTCAAGAAGCATCAAGAATTTGCATACGTTGGACAGCATAATGCAGCAGCAGCAGGTTCAAGTTCTGCAGCTAGAGAAATGGCCTCAGCCTCAGCAATTATTACTAATTCGACTGATGCAGGTTCTAACTCTACTGATGCATTAACTGAGGCTAAATTCTTAGTTGGTGCCCAAGCTGCTTACACAGCAGGTTCTGAGCCAAATGTCTTCATGATTAAACCTGCAGATGCAACTATAGTTTCCAATTTTACGTCTGCCTCAGGAAGATACAGAAACTTCAACGATGAAACTAAGACATTAGTTAACGTGGTTGACCTTTACGTTAAAGAAGTGGCATAGCGTAAATAAAACTAGGTGAATTGACTGGGAAATCTAAGTCCGAAAGGATATGACAATCAGCAGCCAAGCTAAGAGAGTGATCTCTTGGAAGGTTCAACGACTAGGACATACCATCTCATTAATTTGAGAAGATGAAGTCCGTACACCCAAGTGGGTGGAAGTGCCTAGCTCCTCAAAAAGAGGATGATGATATAGTCTAATCTGCATACGAAAGATGCAGGAGCTTAATAAGCCGATTAAAATTAACGACTTTAATTGAATATAAAATGATCGCCATTTGGTGAGTACAAGATTGTACTTAACCGACACCAGTTATCTACACATGCATTCTTAATTGACCCTGCAATGTTTAGACAAACTGTACTACGTCCTGTTAGCAGAACTCTACTTGCTAAGACAGGTGACAGTGACAAACATGCTGTTGTCATGGAAGTAGGATTAAAGCACATGAACTTTGGCGACAGCCATATGATCACAGGCTTGTCCTAATAACTAATTGCATGAGGGTAAGTGGTTTTTGCTCTCCTTGGCTACAAACCCTCATGCATTTCTATTCAAGGAGTGAATATGATTTACGATAAAGACCAAAAAGGTAACAACATTATTAATGTTAACACTGAGTTTTTTAACAATGTCGGTGAAGAAGCTAGAAGGCATACACAAGAGATACCCCAGTGGCATTTAGATAACCTTAAAGAACAACGTAACGTCAGCACCCAACAAAAAGAGGGTGAGATGATGAAGGTTGCCTCAATACCTACAGCAGTTATCGAGAAGTGGATGCGAGAAGGTTTTAACATTATGACCGACAAAAACATCACAGCTAAACAAATAGTCAACAAACTTAAGAGTGAAAACTTAGATGCATTCTTAACAACAGAGAAGAGTTTATAAATGTCACTATATGAAAATATTAACAAACGTAAAAAGGCAGGTAATTCTAGACCTAAGTCAAAGTCAACAATATCAAGTAAAGCCTATAGCAACATGAAGGCAGGTTTCCCTAAGACTAAAAAGAAAACTAAAAAAGGATAAGATATGAACTATGGTGATTTAAAGACCCATTTTAATAACGTGCTTAACCGTTCAGACATCACCACAGCTTTAACAACTACCTTTATCGATCAGGGTATGGCTCGTGTACAGCGACAGTTAAGAACACCTATGCAAGAAAAGGTGGCATCCTATACGTTGTCGTCACAGACTGAGTTTATTACTCTACCCAATGACTTCATAGAGATCGTAAGTATCTACTATGCAAACACTGAGTTATCTAGAGTGCCTATGAGTAAGTTTAGGTCACTCAATGCCAATAACTACTCAGGTAACTCTACTAACTTTACAAGGCAACAGGAGAAGGTTTACCTGTTCCCACAGCCTAGCTCAGGTACTTTATACCTATACTACTACTCTGAGTTTAACCCTATGTCTGCTGACAGTGACGAAAATGCACTGGCTAAGGTAGCTCCTGATCTTTTGATCTATGCAGCTCTAACCTATGCAGCCGACTACTACCTAGATACTCGTTCAGATATCTTTGAGACTAAGTTCAATCAGTTTCTATTAGAAGTTCAAGAGCAAGCTAATGATCAAGAGACTAATGGTGGTGTCCAGTCGATACAACCAACATACACATTTACTGACTACCAAGACACCTACTCCAGTAATACAACTTCATAAGGTATACCATGGCATCAACATCCTTTTTCAGCTCGTCAGGTACTAGCTCTACCCTTCAGACTACCTTTACAGCCTCAGTGGAGGCAGCTCAAGCAGCTCAAGTTGCAGCAGAAGCAGCTCAGGCGTTAGCACAGCAAGCTAAAACAGATGCTGAATCAGCTAACTCAACTGCCACTAACCAAGCTACAATATCCTCTGATCACAGGTTAGATGCAGGTAAGTATGCAGTAAATGCAGCTAACTCAAGTTTTACACTCACATCCACTAACGGTGGAACCTCAGGCTTATACTCGGCATTACACTATCAGACACTCGCTGCAGCAAGTCAGTCAGCAGCATCCACTAGTGAAGGCAATGCAAGTGGATCAGCGACAGCCTCTGCTGCCTCAGCAGTGACGGCAGGTCACTATGCAGTAAAGGTCGATGCCGTAGTGCCAACTACCTCAGACTACTCAGCTAAGGCTTGGGCAACTAATACAATAGTCGATACCTCAGGTGGTGGTTCTGCTAAGTCTTGGGCGACTAAGGCTGACAGTGCTACTGTAGACGGATCAGAGTATTCATCCAAGACATATGCAATAGGTGGTTCACTGGCTACTGGTTCTGCTAAGAACTGGGCATTGGGTGGAGGCTCAGGATTTACTACATCAACAGCAGTCGCAGGTGGTGTTTACTCAGCTAAGTACTATGCCGAGGCAGCTCAGTCTGCAGCATCTAATGCACAGGGTTCACTTACATCATTCCAAGCCGTTTACCTTGGATCAGGGTCTTCAGATCCATCTTCAGGTCACACTTCAGGTGACATTTTCTTCAACAATACAGTTTCAAAACTAAAATACTACAATGGCAGTTCATGGGTAGCTATAGAGGCAAGTGCAAACAGTGCCTCTGAAGGCTTTGCCATAGCAATGGCTGCAGCTCTGTAAAAAGGAATAAACAATGGCTCAAAACTTTAGACGACTACTACTCAGTGCCGTAGGTACAGCAGAGGCTGATGCACCTGACGGAGCTGACTTCTCACACTACAACACCATTATCGGTATTAACATGGCAAACATAACCACGAATGCCATCACAGGTAGTTGCTACCTTAAGAAGACAATAAGTGGATCAGTGGTGACATTTTATATCGTTAAGGATGCACCCATCCCAAGTGGTGGATCACTGGCAATTAACTCCAAGTTAATAGTCGAAAGTGGTGACCGTCTATACTTCAAAAGCTCAGTCGGTAGTTCAATGGATGTAGCAGTCAGCTATGTCCAAGAAATAAGTACATAGGAGCTGCCATGAGTTACATAGGTAATCAATCACAAACGGCTTACTCGGCAATGGTAAAGCAAGACATTACAGGTAATGGTGGTACAAGTTATACACTCAGCCACCCTGTAAGTAACGAAAACGACATACTACTTTACATTAATAACGTAAAACAAGAGGGTGGCTCAGGTAAGGCCTTTACAGCCTCAGGTACTACATTGACCTTAAGTGAGGCCATAGCAAACACAGATAGTTGCTACGTCCAGTATATAGGTCTAGCAGTTCAAACTGTAACTCCACCTGACGGCTCTGTAAGCACAGCCAAGATAGCAGATAGTGCAGTAACAAATGCAAAGATAAACAATAGCACAATAGACCTTACATCTAAGGTTACTGGTGTATTGCCAGTTGCTAATGGTGGTACTGGGGTGTCAAGTCCTATTCTTGTTTATGCAAGAAAAAGCAATGGTAATGTATCAACAGCATCAACAATTATTTGGAATACTGAAATGGTTGATACAGCAGGTGCATATAA